TTTCCAATCTACTTGTTTTATTAGAATATTGCATACGAGAGTAGTTCGTTATTTTTTGATAGTATTGGGGAGTGCAAGGCATCTCGCGTTCTACTACACCACCAAAGTCATATTCCATTGGCACCTTCTCAAAGATATTGGGGCTACCTGGTCTGATCCAGATGTCAGCATCAACAATCGCAACTTGATCGTGCGTCCACAAATACTTGAACGCATTTTCTTTTTCAAAGATTGGGAGGAAGCCACCATGCTTCTCGTATGATTCTTTGCTTCTGTTGGTGGCAAAGACGTCTGGCTTGACTCGTAAGATTGGCTGACGTTGGACGACATGTTCAATATCGTGTTCTTTACAATAGTCGGCAACCGAAGCTACACAATGATCATATAGCTTCGATCTATTGCCAACATAAACTTGGTAAATTATTCTTTTCATAACAAACTTTCATAGTTACCTCTGATCCACCGAGGCTTTGGGTTTGGCTGCAGGAGCTTTCTTAGCAGCAGCATATGCTTCCTTACCATAGAACGCAGCGACAATTGCAGCAACAGATACAAAGTATACTGCAGCCATGTCTCCTAGAATAGATCCAGCTTGACCTAAGTCAAATGCAACGGCAAGAACAACTGCAAACGGGTATAACAACATACCGCCGAGTGCAAACCAGGCCATGCGTCTTTGCGCATCCTGCTTTTTGTCCTCATTTTCCATATCAGAACGCATGTCCTGCAGGTGAATCATTCTCTCTTCCATCATAATCTCTTCATCACTTACAATACCATCACCATCTTTATCCAGATGAGCCCATGTGCTGTCTGGCTGTAGTTTCTTGGCAGATGCCATCTTCGTAACCCTCCAATATAGCTTGCGCAAGATTAACAGCATGCGCGCACCTTGTTCGTCTCTTATTGGATCTGTAACCTTCTGTTACAAACCATACAAGATTATCTAGGGTTCCATCTTTCTTGGGAATATTGTATCGACGTACAATTTCTTCCCACTGAGATCTGAAGACTAAAAGAGTAGCTAACGACTTAGGTGAGGTGTTCATATATCTCCTGCCAGTTTTTTACCATCATAATATCAGAACCATCGTAATGCATGTTGTGACCATGTTCGATTAAGTAACAGTTTAAACCTGCATATGCACCAGCAATAGCATTCTCTAACTTATCTTCCACCCAGGGTAAACCCGAGTCTTTGTATTCTGCTAATGCTTCATCTTTATCAGCTGCAGTATCTAGGTAAGTAAAACCACGGAAGGTAGTCTCGCCAAACATCTTTTTAAGATTCTCAGTTCTTAGATTACAAGCGTGTTCATTCTTAGAAAGAGAAGTTATAACTTGAAATGTGTAGCCGTGCTTGCGATGAAGCAGATCAACATAATACATTGCATCTCGTTGAGGAGGCAAGAATCCAATAGCAGCTGATTTGTTGAACATCGTAACATATTCTTTACATTGTTCATCGGTTATGCCATAACGCACACCCATATCATAACTGTCGGAATCGACTTGGACTAACTCTTTGCCATATCGGAACCTATAGTGTTCAGCTAACCAGCCTTTGAAGGCCCATTCCCAATTCAGTAGAACTCCATCCACATCTGTGAGAATGACTTTTTCATTTTTATCGAATTTCATATTAATTCCTTTCATGCTATCTTTATACAGCAAAAAGGACTTGAGGTCAACAGTTAATTGAGTGTCACCAGAATTTTTTTAGTAGTTTTACTGAGAACCTCTTTAATCTTTTTTAAAGAAGTCCCGCTAGATGCACGAGACTTCTTCAATCCACGCTTTTTGTTTCTCGGGTCAAAGCGAGAGAACTTAGCCATTATCTTTTCCTTTTACATTACTTCGAAATGAGGTCCGTCAATAAATGGCCTGCGGCCTTGTGAACGTCTAAGATCAATATAGTTGTTCATTGCATCTTCTGCAGTTCCTTCATAGGTTCTGATATCGCCCTCAGACCAAGCTGCTCCCCATTTGATAGATAAGCCTACTTCTATAGCGGCTTCTTTGAATGCGTCACAGATATCATCATAGACATTTAATTCCCATACAACATCCGATCCGTCATATGCCACAACATCTACAGCATGAGAGAAACCATCATCTTGCACAAGATGTTTACTCTTCATAGTTTGAGATCGGCCAGCCGCGACTAGCTTTGTCTGCTCTTCAACCGTTCTTACCCCATACGTCACTCCAAAGTCAACTTTTGTCTTTTTAATTGCTGCTTCAACAACAGCAACCAATTGCGGATGTACTCCGTCTAACTTATTTCGCGATCTGTTTGATAGACTGAACGCCATCATCTTTCCTTTCTTCTTTCAATTTTCTAAGTATGTAATTATGGTATCTTTCCTGTGCTTCAGCCATAGCCAAGCATCTCCTTTGTCATTATATAGTCTCTAACGAAGGCTGATCTAACGATATCCTCCCAACCAAAGTTAATTATTTCAAAATACTTTAACTGCTCTACAATGCCTAAGAATTTCATTATTCCATTTTTATCATCTGAATATTTAAAATCTGATTGTAAATAGTCACCACTGAATATGATCCGAGAATCTTTTCCCACTCGAGTTATAACAGAATCTAATTCGTGGAAGTTGAGGTTTTGCATTTCATCCACAAGAATGATTGCATTATCTAGAGTTTGTCCTCGTATGAATGATGTGGAGTCAAATCTAATCTTCTCCTTACCGTGGAGTAATTTGTTCCAAGATGCATGCTCTCCAAATAGTTCGTTTGCAATAGCTTTATATGGAGCTGTAAACACATCTTCTTTTTCCTCTTTAGTTCCTGGCATGAATCCCATCTCACGAGTGGGGACCATCGATCTAATAATTACCAATTGCTCATATGGCGTATCTGGATCTAACACTTGCTCGAGAGCTAGATACATCGCTATGAATGTTTTACCTGTACCAGCTGATCCTGTTAGTACTAAATTGAAGTCCTCGTCCCAAGCCTCATAGGCTTTTTCCTGATTAGCTGTGATTGGGGGATATTCAAGTAGATCATTGTATTTAACAGATAGTGAATTATGTTGCAGTTTCTGACGTTTGGTTTTCATACTTTAATTGTATTACCTTTTCCCGAAGTCTTTTTCATATGCTTAAGCATATCTTGCCACTCTGTTCCAGCGCGCCTATGAATTGACTTGCTGTCACTAATAAACCCAGGAGTAGTTAACTTCTGAGTATACTTAGGATTAGCGGACAAAAACTCTTGCAGCTTCTCCCAAGTAATATTTTCAGTAGTTCCCTCTTCCTGGGTCTCTTTGTTTATTAAAGTGTATGTAGGCATATGCAGCCCCTCTCCAAATCACATCTTATTATACTCATTATATAGCATGCTGTCAACTGCTTATTATGCAGCTAGCTCCCCCTTTGCCATGTCGATTTTATTATCTAGGAATTGCTTCTTTGCTTTTATCTTTTGCGCTATCGAGCGTCTACCTCGTTTTAACAGTTTCTCCACATAGTGACCCAACTCTTCTGAATCTTGTTCTAGTCTCTGTATTTGACTATAACTCATATGTAATCTCCTTTAAATTAAAAAAACCGCATCGGCTGGGGAGCCGAGACGGTTAAGACAAAGTTTGTAAAGCAATCATCATTAACTCAATAGTCCTGGATATGCCTCCTGCACTATCTTCCTCGTTAAACCTTTTACTGGTATCTTTTTTGCAACCATGTTTAAAACTAGCTCCGCGTCTGCTGGGTGGATGGACTCCAACACTCCGATAAAGATGCTTTCACGCTTTACGGGGGTGATGTCTTTTCCAGCACCTCCTTTAATAAAGTAAGTGAATTTGCGGTTCTCCTTCAGCAGTGATGAAGGAGCGCTTTCTGGAATATTGGCTTTGAAGGGGGGACGACCTTTAGGCAACAACCACTCCACTTTTGGATCCATACCACCCTTGATAATATCTCGGACAGCATGATGGTTATTGTCCTTCAGGATTTGAATTTTATCTTCCCTGTTCTTTGCTTTTGATATTGCATCAAAAACTTCATGTACTTCTAATTTCATTATACAAAATCTCCAACACTTTCAATCAACAATTTACATCTCTTTTCCATTAAATACTTTAGTACATTCTTACCAGAAGTAGGATTCTGGCTATCATAGTTATTTATAATCTTTTCTTTGAGGGGCTGGGGTGTCTCAGAAAGATCTATTAACTTTTTATTACGTAAATAGTTACGATATATCTCATCCCCCATACATTTAGGATCGTTTATTAGTTGATCAATAACTTTCTGTCGTAAGGGTGTCTGACGAATACCTTCCACAAACACTTGATCTCCACTAAGAACATTAGGAACGCCATCTGACGTGTCACCTTTTAGGATAAGCTCCATAAGTTGTTTACGAGGCAGTGCTTCTTTGATCATCTTCTTCTTCATAGGAGAATACTGAGAGACATTACTATACTTCTGAAGTTGAACAAAGTCTTTATCTGATGAAACAATTAGGATATTCCCACCGCGTCCAAACTCTTGGGAGTCCTCACACAGCACACCGATGATATCATCTGCTTCTACTTCTTCTACCTCAACTACTTTGTAAGGCATGTTTTCTTTGATCTCTTCTAGAACAAGATTGGTGATGCGGAACAATTCGTTCCAATCCATCTTAGACTCTTTGCGAGCATCCTTACGCTTATGCTTATAAGGAGGGAATGCTTCACGCCGCCAGTTCTTAAAGCCATCAGTGCATACAACTATCTCACCATACTGTTGCTTATGTCTAGATCTGTACATACGAATGCTATTCAGTATCATATGTCTCACTAAGTTTTCATCAATGTCCAACTTCTGGGTTACAACATTTGAAATTGCAATCGCATTATAATCTAATAATATCATACTATGGTTGGTCCTTCCATCCAAGTCACTAAAGCCTTACGCTTTCCACTTGTTACGGGTGTCACTCTATGTAGTTTAGAGCTAGGGAATACTATCACCGTTCCCTTTTCTCTGTGCTGATCCTCTAGTTCCACATTCTGTATTTCTAGTAAACCACCCTCATAATCATCAGGCCCTGATAGCTGTAGAGACATACTCAACTTTCGTTCATACCAAGCGTTTGTGCCATTTGCGGAACAGTCAACGTGCCAATCATAGTGGCCTTCATATTCTGCATCATACTCTGAATATTGTATATCATACACATCTCTGATATCATATCCAAAGAAGTGTCTATTAGCTGTAGAAAAATTTCTGATTAAAAAGTTCCGGACATTATCGTTTTGACACCAAGCTACTTTGCTTCTCCGCATTTTGTTAGCTAGTTGCTCATCGCCAGGCTCTCCCACTTCAGCTTCTTGAACACTACTCATTATTGGTTCAAGTTCTTGTTCTAACCAGCTTACAGCATCATATCCAATGTTGTAAGCGGCGAAAGGTGGTCTTTGAGGCATTCACTTATTCCACTTATGTTATTGTGTGTGTGTAAACAAAATGTAGTCTGTATCTTCTTCCAAATGCTTCCGATTAGCTAAGTGCGCCGCTTCTACATCATCTTTACTCTGTCCATTATACAACACCCCAATGTGTTTGTCAACCATAGTCTCATGTAGTCGTTTACCCTCAATAATAAACTCCCCAAGGATGCGGCCATACTTACCTTCCTTGTCTTTCTGAGTCCTCATTATTTGTATAGAACCAATAGGCATTTGATCTTTCACATATTGCTTGGCATAGTTGCCAAACACCTTCTCTACCGGATCCCTGGTCCTCGATTCGGGAGTGTCGATTCCCCATAGTCTAATACGTTCTTTATGCATCCACATACCAAATCCTAGGTCAATATCCACATCTACTGTGTCACCATCTACTACACGTAAGATTTTTACATTGTACTCATACATCCTTTTTCCCTCACTGTATATATTTTTTTAATAATAGGTAAGCAGTATAACACACAAACAAATATATTGTTGCTACTCCTATGTCCACTAGATGTTCTCGCATATGATAGATGAACTCTATTCCTGCTTGAACATCACCCATAGACGTTGGATCGACGGTAATTGCTTCGACTGTGCCATCTGCGCTAAACTCTATAGCAGTTCTTTCTGTTTCATTTGGTTCCATTATTCTTTACCCCATTCCTCTGTTACAAATTCTCCAAAGGCTTGACCAATTATCCATATGAATACAAGAACGTAAGCTAGAACAATAAGAACAATCGGTACAACTAACAGTTGCAACCACAAAGGTTTGCCTTTGAGCCAATGAATGAGTTGTTTTATTCTATTTTTTAATCCATCGAGTATATATGTCCCGACTGTCCAACGTACCACTCGCATTACTATTAAGATGGGTGAAGTGATTACATCAAAAAGGACTAGAAACAAATCTACCGAAGCATCGACCAAATTGTCGATGCTAAATATCTTTTTTAATTTATTTTTGTCAAACGCCAAAGCTCTCTCCGCATCCACAACTTGCTGTCGCATTGGGATTGACCACTTTTAAAAAGGATCCTCCCAATTCTTCAACATAATCAATTGTGCATCCGAAGATAAACATTTCAGCCATGGGATCGAGCCATAGGTTTTCAACTGTGGGCTCTGCGTCTGTTACACCCCATTCATATTGGAAACCTGCGCATCCCCCACCTTTGACAGCAAGAGACACATTAGGTTTACCAACCTTTTTTAAATATTCTTTAGCGGTTTCCGTTACTTGGATCATGGAAGTATTTATCTATCATTTCAATACGATCTTCAGCCTGCGCCATTTTATCCAATTCTTCTTGGATAGCTTCGACGATATCGCTGTGTTCTCCAATTCCCACACTCTGATTCATATAGACCAGGATGTTGGTCTTTGCTCGTTCCAACTCACCTTCCGCGTGCATGCGAGCGGCCTTACACAATTGTGCACTCATACTCATTTCTTTTTCCTAACATGTCTGCTATGAATTCTACAGCTAATTAACTCATTGTAGAATTCATCGTTTAATAATACATCATATTCAAATTGATACTTGGCTTCGTAGTAAGAACAGTCACCTTTTGTCAAACACAGCCTTAATATCTCTCGCTTATACTTGTCCTTGCCGTTAGACTCAACTAACTGCATAACCTCTTTACTAGAACTATAATACTTTTTCCAGTCAGACTCAACGCGTGTCTTTACACGTCTCTTGCGAGTCTTTGTAACGGGAAGAGTTTTGGGTTTCCAGAAGAACTTCTTGCCAATGTATTTTTTGTCATTGGTAAGGTCGGTAATCATATAGACAAACCCTTGGTATTCTTCAGGGGTTGTGTCATACACTTTATTGTTCAAAATCCACATGCCGGTACTTATAGGACAGTTATATTAACCTTTTGACCCACCTGTTGAATTATCACTCTTTCACCTTTACTATTGTAATTGTAATAAACTTCAGATTTATAATCTTGTTGTGTGTGCTTGCTTGATTCATAATTAAAAGGCATGTTCTTACTCACACCTTTTAATGATTGTTGTGGATTGGGAGTGTTGAAAGGCATGTTTCTGCTCACACCTTGCATCATCAATTGATTAACTATTGTCGGAAACGATACGTTATCAGTCATTATCAATCATCATTGTTCTACACAACTTGTAGTACCCCGAACAATTGTGATCACTAAATGAATCCCAACCAGCCAATGAGAACCAGCCTTTGTACATACCATTAAGCCAGTTCATAAACATATACCACTTACCAGAACCAGTTGCATACATTTCCTGGTAATCAAAGTACATCAATTCCCCATGATGTTTAAATCCAAGTAACGGAGGTGGAACTCGTGTTACTATATCATTATTGTTTCTGAATCTATAGTGTTTAAATTTCTGATTCTTACACCACTTTGCTGTACCCACTCTCGGTGATCCATATGTGTATAGTTGAACATTAGAATCATTAAGTCTTCCTGCAACTAATGAAGCCAGGGCGGCACCGAGACTGTGTCCAGTTATGATAACATTTTTTTTACTTGCTTTGCATTTGACCATATGAGCGACAATATCATCCCACACAAGATCCAAAGCTCCTTTGAACCCTCGATGTACATAGCCTTCTGAGTTACCATCCACATCTAAGGATTTTACTTTTTTAAACCTTAGATCGGCTTTTATATCTGCCCATTCTGTTGGCTCTGTTCCTCTAAAGATCAGAATATAATTCAACTTGCTATTGAGGGCATATGCTTGAGTACTACCAAAGTCAAAGAATGTAATATCTAAGTAAGACTTGTCAATGACTTTTTTGAAACCCTCTTCATCCTGGTACGCGTGCATAGACAGCTTTGCGCACCAGGTTGCTAAGGCCCAGGAGAATTTGTTTGGGACGTCTGCATCAAATTTCATCGGCATCGTCTCCATCAAATGCAGTGTACTCTACCTCCTCACCACACATTGGACAGAACAAAGGAGATTCCTGATCCTGAACAAATACTTCTACTTCTACATCACAATATGGACATTCTAAGAAATAATCGTTCTCTTCTTCCATGGTACCCCCTAAAAAGTTATTTCACAAGCTCCACCTTGACACGCGATAGCTCCCATTGTATCTATATCTGTGAACTTCTTCTCGCTTAACTGAGATGTGAAGTCAACAGGAGTTATGTTCTGTTGGATCTTTGTCCACTTATGTAGGAGGAATACATCCTTGAGGCAATTGGCAGTCTCGTGCAGATCGTTCATAAAGTAATTGTCCGCAAACTTATTAAATCGACGAAGCCATTCTGCACGTAGATCCGAGATTTCGCCTCGGAACGATTCATCCATTGTGGCTGTCATTGTTGCGTCCCAAAGGTCACGGAAACCTGACTGACGAGTATCTACAATAAGACCAGCTGCGAACAATGATGCTTTACCATATTTCTTAACAATCTGATCCTCTGTTAACACTTCTGTCATAGGAGCCTGTGCATAATCTTTATCACCTGAGCCTGCAAGAAAACTAATACCAGAGAAAGAATGACGGTTTTCAAAAACGTAATCCTCTACTTGGTTCCACTGATGTGGCATGACTGTGACGGTATTGGAAACATTGTGGCGTACGGTTTTGTCTGCGCACAAGTCCTCATTAGTACCTGCCTCTACCCAGTTTTGTTGAACCAGCTTTACTTTTTCCAAAAGATTCGTAGCGTAAAGGTCTTCACGATAGAGAGATCCCTCTGGTGAGATAACAGGGAAACCAACACAATAGTCTGTGCCATTCGCTGACCAGACTGACTCTTCTACCATATATGGGTTAGTTTGTGCAATCAGCTGAGCAACTTCTGTATCTTTATTTAATTGGATATGCCGTAGGTAACGAGGCGCATGTTCAGCATGAATGCCACTTGCTGTTTCTAATAGAACACTTGCATTGCCCGATGGCTTAACGCACGTGGTACGAGCTGCAGCATTGATTCCAATAAGCTCAGCAACTTCTTTGTTAACTCTTTTAACAATTTCTGCTCCTTCTCTTTGAATATCTGCATCGAGTAGAATATCTGGGTTGTTCATCCAACCCGTAACAGACACACCCAACAAAGCCTCCCGTTCAAAGATCTTCTTTGATGTCTCTCCAAGATATTTGAAGTCGGTATATCCAGCTTGTAGTGTACCTAAGATAGCTCCTGCGCGACATGCTTTGAAGAACTCTTCTTTGGTTGTGCATTTGCCGCCATTGATCTCTGTCAGGTTACATCCCTGCCAACCAGACTCACCATCAATCTGTGGGAACATACCAATCTCAACACATGGGTTAGTAGTATGTTCTTTTGACTCAACAAAGTAAAAGCCTGGTTCACCAAACTCTTTGATAGACTTCATGCATTCACTGAACTCTTCCTTTGTGCACTCATCACGGACAATAACAGCTGAGTTGTTGGAACGGCCCCGTTGAGGATTATCCACAAACCAGTTACCTGTCTTAGCTGTTAACATAGCTTGATCATCTTTAGAGAATAGAGCAATGGTTGCACTTCTCCGTACACCACCAGCTAATACAGCATCTGATGCATGCATAGCAATGTCATACACTTCGATGGGTTCTAAGCGTTCTCTACCGCTTAGAACCACTGTCTGAAGGATGTGTTCAATCTTATCGAGTGCTCTACGCAATGGTTCTGGACCTGGTGCTTTGAAGCCGCCATTAATCATCGCGCCCTTTGGACGTACGCCATTGAGGTCAAAGTATACCTTACGTCCTCCAAACTCAGGGAACTGTTGATCTGTTGTGAAGTATGAGGAAAGCAATACACCAAGGGAATCTGCCCAACCTTCAATGCTGTCTGCTACTTGCCAACCCTTAGCTTGCTTCTTTCTTTCTGCAACTTGAGGCAGCTTAGCTACATGGTGCTTTTGTACTGAAAACCCTGCGCCAGCGCCGCATAGAAGCACATAGAACAGCTCTGAGAAGAACCTTGGTCTGTCTGCATACGTGGATGTGCAATTGTACATTCTCATCATATGTTTGCGTAGTTGCTCGCCACCAAACTGCAATGCTCTCTGAGCACCTAATGTGTATTTAAGTTTGTACTGTGACTCAGCTTCGTCAATTAACAAAGAGAGCTCTGGAGACATTCTTTCAGTGTAGTAATCTCTATGCATACCCATAACACGCGAGACCGACTCGCCCCAATTCTCGTACCGTTCCTTATCTTCGTCCCAACGTGAATAGCCTTCGTAGAATTTGGTTTGTGACATCACATTTCTGCAATCCCAGTCTTTATTGTTTTGGATAATTTTTAGCATATAGCACCTCGGAAAAATAGTTATTGGCAACGTACCGTATTGTACGCAGCATTTAGTTCTTAGTTTTGTTGGTAGTATTATATAGAATTTCCGAAAGTTAGTAAACGGGAAAATCCACGTGTTTTAGAAATAAATATTTTTTTATTTTTTGTTGTCTATATCTAAAAACAGGGTATAATAAGGCTAAGCCTTCAGCGGGGGTCTGCAGGGCTAACAGCTTTCTCATAATAAAGAATAACACTATTCTGCTGTTCAATGAATCTCTTTACTTGCTCAAAGTTCAATGCAAGACTCTCAAAGCTCTGAGCAGTCATGGCATATAGAACAAAGTCCCCCTGCATCTCTTTGATACGAGCAATTGTCTCTTCTAAATTAGCTTCTGTAACAACAACGATGTCTGCATTCTTCAGTTCTACAGGTTCAGGCCGTGGGACGATCTGAATCACCGGTGCTTCTATTTTTGGAACCTCAACTACTGTAGGAACAGTAACAATTTGTTTTTCAGGGGTTCTCGCGCACGCAGTCAGTACCAGTGGCACAACCAATAGCACCGAACATAAAGTCAATCTGTTCATTTATAGCATCCTCACTAGCCTTTGGGTCTGCAAGGCTGTTTTTAATAATATCCGTATCAGCCAGTAGCTTGGCTATGGCTTTATTTGCTTCTCTAGTTTGTTGTAAGTTGTCGTTAAGCTGACTATTCAGCTCTTGTTGTTTAACCAACTCAGCTTTAAACTCATCCAGCTCAACTTGAATGTTGGTTCTGTATGTTTCAAAAGCTACTTCTGTTTGTTTCTGAGCAGTTTCTAACTTAGCGTTATTTGCTGTTAGAACACCAATACGAGTCTGAGTGTCCACATAATAATTGTAGGCGAACCAACCTGCTCCACCTATAACACCGCATAATATAATTCCCAGATAAATTCTATGTACCACAACTAGCTCATGTATTTTTTAAATCGTTTTAGGACAGGTGGCTTATCTTTACGTCGACGTTTATCCCACATATCTTTAGGGCCCATGTTTTTAGTATCCTTTGGGATACCAGCTGACGCAGTAGTCATACCAAGCGCCTCTTTCTGGGTCTCATCAGTTGTCTTCTTGAGCTCAGTCGTCTGCATCATGGACTTTTGCATATCAATCAACCGCTGGGCATGCAATTTCTTTTTTCGGGTATTAGCTCGCTCTAACATTTCTTCAAAGGTCATACTAGCTCTCCAACGGTTATATGAATTTTACGGTTTGTTGGCTGGTGGACAGCCTCATAAATGTTCATACCAAACATATCCCCAACAGGGAATGTATTATCTAACACTCTTACTCTATCGTTCTTATAAACTACATCATCAAAGGTCTCGCTAAGAACTTTATCTTCCATGAGTTTATAAACACCTGGAGCCAACTGATGTTCTTCCAGAACAAACCACATCGAGCTTTCTTCTAAGAACGCATCTGAAGAAATACCACTTCCATCTAACACTTGCTGGATTTGCTTATTGGACAAACCATATTCTTCTTTAATTAGATATAAAGCGGAAGCGTAACTTGCTAACTTGGTTCCTCCGCCAGGAACTTTTGCAATCAGCTTCTTAATGTTATAGACAATTCTATTGAATGGTGTATACGCCGACTTCTTCTCAGTTGTATCTAAAGCAACACTTTTTATTCGTTTACCCTTATCATCAATTATACCCAGTTTAAAAGCATTCGTTTTCTCAAACGGCGTTGTAAGCAGTCTGAGAAATCTGAATGTGTAAACCAGATCTGATGCACGGGTTAGTAAACTCATATTGTTCTTAACTTTTCTATAACTACACGATCCATGGATATATCAATATACGTTTCATTGTCAATATATCGCAGGAATATTAAAAATGGCTTGATCACAGGCCAATGGCGAGCGTCAAGCTTCAACTCTAGTATCTTGTTAGCAGGTTCAATTCCAAACACATTATAAACAGTAATCAGATGATTTATGATTAAACGATCAGAAAGATTACCTGTGTCAAGATATTTGTTGACGAGTCTCTTGATATATTTAAACCTATTCATGTCTTCATAAAATTCTTCAATGTCCCCCATTACGGGATTATAATAATGTCTTGCTGCAAAAAGAAATAGGTTTTCTTCAGTTAACTCATCAAACAAAATTCTATCCTAGCATGTGATTCCTTAGTTCGGTGATTAAAACGGCCTTGGATTTACGTCTGTCGAGCTCAATACCATGTTCCCTACCTAACGCTTCTAACTCCATTTTAGTCATAGTATCTAGGTCATCACTAGCCATAGGACTTTCGTCAATCATAGGCGCTGGTGCTGATACGGGAACCTCTACTAACACCTGAGGTTCGGGAGCAGTGTTGCCAAAGTATTCGTTAATCTCTCTTTCCGAAATACGGACAGATTTTAATAACTCATTTGTTCTGGGATCATGCCAGCCATTTGCTTTTGGAACAGCATGTTTTGCCCAACCTGGGGGTTGTATCATATTATACTCCTTGTTATTTCTTTACAGGGTTGACGACAGCTTTATCGCCCTTCATATTATCGTTCGGCCGAGCCTTTGCAGTCGGTCCAGCACGACCCGCTTTAGACACATCATCGTGACCTTTTTCTTCAGTATCATCAACCTCTGTTGGTTGATCAGCCATATCTTTAGCGCCTTTGCCTTTTAGATTGTCTTTCATGCCATCTGGCTTGGATGCACCTTTGTAATGATCCGCGCGATCGGCAGCTTCTTGGTACATTTGCATCATAGCTTCACGCATGCGTGATACAGAATTTGGTTTAGAATATTCTGTTACCATCTCAAGCTCTTGATTTGCTTCTGCTGATTCTTTCTTTGGGATTGGAAACGGTGCCTTTGGAAGAGTCACAGCAGCTTTGCCTTTTTCAGACGAAGCTGAGGCTTTAGCAAGTTTCTTAGCTAAAGAAGCTGCTTTATTTTCTTCTACACCTTCGTTTGCATCCTTATCAACAATTTTATCATCGGTAGGGACCATTCTGACTTTTTTCTTACCAGATGTAGGATCGATATACATTTGAGGTTTACGGTCTGCTGACTGCGCATTGCCTTCTTTTTTCATTTTCTTACGCTCGTCTGCTTCAGCATCAGCTTTAGCATTACCAGCTTTCTTCATTGCGTAAATACCTTCATTAGTAGAAGAGTTAACTGCCTTGGCAGTATCTTTCTGCATTGTGACAGGATGCTTCTTGCCGCCTGGCATCATAAAGTGAGACTTACCAGCCTTATGTGCAGCAGCTGCTTTAGCCATGAACATATCCCGTTCGTCCATTGGCACATCTTCTGGGATCACAAAGCTGTTGTATAGACCTTTGGCCATTTTCTCTTTTGAGCTCATTTTTTCAGAGACTTGCTCATCCATCGAACCTTTGCAATCTTTAATCATTGCTTTAAGTTTTTCCTGGTCGCAATCGGGATGCATCTTTAACATTTCTGCTTCTGACATTCCATCTTTACACATCTTCATTACGTGATCTTTAGATGGCATATCACCACCGTAAGCTTCTGTGACTTGTTTCCATGCAAGCCCCATGTTGATTATATCTTGGGTTTTCATTTGTTTATCCTTTTACATCCAAATTTGGGCTGCTACTGCTCCTGCGACAGCCACAATGGCTACCCAGAACAGTTTATTAATCAAGTTCACTGTCGATGCATTATCTCTTACTTGTAGTTCTATATCATCCAACTTCTGTGAGAAACGGTTCATCCGATCGTAATGAGCGGACTGTTTTGTTTCCATTTGAGCTAATTTTTCCTCAGCGCGTGCTATAGACACCATAGCGTCTGCTAAGCGATCGATCTTTTCCTCGATCTTGTCAAGTCTTCTTTCCATATGCAGATCTATTTCCTGAGTTAATTCTAGCTTGGGCATCGTGTGCGCCTATTTATCTTTTTCTAAAAGCTTAATTCTTAATTCTAATAAAGCAATAGCGGTTTCGAGTTGTTGGGTTTTTTCAATAGTTTGTTGGACTGTTGGAGGTGGTGACCACTCATCAATCCAATTATCATTCTCTTCAATCTCTATCATCATTAAGTCGGCATTGTGTTCTAAGAACGTGAGACGCTCTGCAATTCCAAAATAGGCCCATGTGCCAATCGCAGCACCTGCCACAAGCCCAATAATATTCTTGAGGGGCATAGCAATTTGTGTTTCATCACTGATCTTGTTAACCATTTAACAATTCCATCTTCTACGGGCTGCCTTGCCTCGTTCACCAGTCCAACTTCTTGAACGGGCGCAAAAAGATTTTCTACGCCCTGCAGCTTTACTTCCTGGTTTTAGTTTACTAGGTTTAGTGGTCACAGCAGTTGACAGTTTACTTCCTGGATTGCGTCTACGATATGCATCGACACCTTTTTTAGTCATACCAGCGCCTTTGTCAACAGATCGCTTATGACCTGAACCGACAGACATACCTGACATATCTTCCATAAAAGTCTTGAACCTAATCATTTCTTTTTACCTGACTTCATATTGGCTAACCAATGTGCCATGCGTTGTGTTTCCCCAGTACTATTCTTTGCCTTTTTCCTTAGATCACTAACACTAGCTTTAGTGTCCACACCCGATCTTTTGGCTAGACCCTTTCGTTCTGGGTTCTTTCCGTCTTTGAAATTCTCTTTTTTATCTTTTTTAGCCGTATCTCGAACCTTGGCAAGATATACCATTCGCGCATGTTTCTTTGTATCTGATCGCTTCTCACGATCGATACGAGACTTGGCAAGATCTACTCTACTAAAACTATCTTGCTTTTCTTCTGTCTGACCTGGAGTCAACATCTTTGCTCTTTGTGATGCTGCTGGTGTACCTTCTTCATGTGTCTGAGGACTGTAACTTTCTTGTATTTTTTCTACTGCATCTAGCCAACATCTTTTTCGTTGTCCGTTAAACTCAACAATGACATAGTTCGAGCCAATAACTTTAATAACTCCGACATCATTTGTTTCCTTTATTACCACCTCGTCAGATACGGAAAATAATGTTCCGGAGATATACTGCTCGCGTCTGTCAGAAACTGATTCCAGTCGAATGTGGTTTTTGAACGTCTTTTCCTCTTTAAGACCCATGCCTTTACGAACATCATTAAACAATTTCCTCGCGTCTGCTGTTGACATCTTTTTTGGTAACCCCTGAGAGAAACCAGCAAAGTCGTTGGCGGTTACATACTCACGTTGTTTGGTACCAGATGCACCTTCTGCACCTTCTGCGTCCGCATCTCTTTCCCCAGCGGAAACTATTTTGACACCACCCTTGAAATTGTAAAAGCCATGTGCACCTTTTTTACCATTGTATTTGTTCAGTCTTAGATCATATTCTTGAACACGATCAGAACCTGCTACCATAATAACTTGACGGAAGCCTTGATCATACAAATCTGATAATGCATAGAAAGGATTAATAACTTTTTTATTAACAACTATTGACCGCCCATGTTTTGGAAACATCTTTCGCACATGCTTAATCTTATTAGCATATGGGATAGGATCTTTTTTATTGTTATTTGATTGAGACAGATATACCTTATAGGGATTGCGTCCTGCTTTACGTGCAAGCGCATCTAAAAGTTTTCCATGACCAATAGTAGGTGGGTTCATTCTACCAAACGTAAAATAAACTACACGCTCTTCTTCAACAAGGTACTGACTGAATGAGGAAATCATTTTTTATCGGAGGCTCCACCACGACGTCTATCCAACTCTTTTCTTCTAGTAGCTGGCAACATTTTCTTTGATAACCTATCTATCCGTGCTTTAATTGCAGGTTTATCTAAACGCTTCTCCAGCTCTTGCCTGCGAGCGTATGTCAATTGGCTTTTGTCAACACCTTTAGTGAGCTTTTTAAGGATTTCGGTACGAGCTGCTTTACGAGCACGTTTCTTCAATCTTTCTGGGTCAGCCATTTTACGTTTTGCGCGTTCACGACCTAACTTAATTCTTGACTTCAATCTTTTCATTTGACGAGATTTTTTACGTCTTGCAGTCATGTCTAATGCTTCGTCTGTATTGTCTTCTGCCATGGCTGCGTCTTTTTGATCACCAGCTTTAGGATTAGCAGTAGCTACATCTTTTCCAGTCTTGCTGTTGCCAGCTCTAGGACAATCGGGGCTGTGGTTCTCTAACGAACCATCGCAAGAGGGACAAGGAGTTGTTTCGCCTTCTCCTTCTGGCAATTTCTTTTCATTAGCACGTTTCATAAGATCAGCAATCTTACCCATAGTTTTTGTATCTTTTTTGGTAAGCTCAGGTTTCTTTGTCATTGCAGTTTGGCCATCAGGAATAGTAGCTTCCGAAGCGTTCTTAAAATCTTGCTTAGTGGGTGCACCTTTAGATCCAGGCTTTCTCATAGGTCGGCCTTCTTTGCGCTTCTTGTGGATGTTGTGCCAAAGACCATCGCCCTCATCAACACTAGACTCAGCTGTTGGCTTGTCGTGTGTGTATCCCATCTTTTTCATACGAAGATGGTCAGCTTCAGTATCAGCTTTGTAGCCCTTACCTGTTTCTGGATCATACATCATGTGAGGTTCAAAAGCTTCTTTTCTTGATAAGCGGTTCATGGCTTTTTTTGCTCGAGCAGCCTTATCCATATGACCATGATAATAATCTGACCTCTTTTGCCTAACCTCATCAGGCGTTTTTCCATAAACTGGACTCTTGGGGGTTTTATGATCGCCGGAACCATCATCAAAATTTGCACGGTCTGATTTTTTATATTGTTTGTTGAGCTTCCGCTTCATCATCATTTTACCAACGCCTTTGAAAGGACCTTCAACCAGCATATCATCACCCTCCACATATTCCTCAGTAGCAGCAACTTTAGCAGCAGAACCTTTGCCCTGCGCCTTGCGCATTTTATCATCAGCCATCTTTTGGCCACCGATACGTTTGTCTTGCTGCCGAGCAGATGTATTAGGTTTGCCAGCATCAGCCGCTGACTTCCTCATGTAGTTGCCGAGAGTCTTTTGAGAGACCTCGTCGACTTTTTTATTTTTTAATTTCTTGTTGGATATCTCAACTGGATCGCCAGGAGTCATATCTACAACCATCAATTCTTTATTGCTGTATTCTTTAAATGAACGCATATCTATCTTCCTGGTTTTTCCCATCCCTTTAATATATCAGCTGAGAAGTTGTTGTACGAAAACTCCATACGATCAACTATTTTCACAGCGTCACCACCAAGTTGGTCTATAGCAACATAGCCTTCGGCGCCAGTTACTTTATACCCATTACGAGTCCGAACAAAGGTATTAATATTCCCTAGCCGATTAAGACTATTTATAAGTTTTAATTTAGCTAATACAATTAGCTTTTGTAGCTGAAACATACGAACTAGAGAAACTTTATTCTCAGCAGAGAAGAACTTGAGTAACTCATTCAACTTATCTTGTTGAGCACCCTTTCCTTTTTCTGTCTTACGTTTATCTATTTCCTTTTGATACTTTTGTCTAATCCAAGCAATCAGTTTTGTTGTATGTACCGTGGCGCTTTTCATAACCTCGCCCTTACGGACGTATGTGTTGTTAAATGTCTCTATCAACCTTGCTAAATCTTGATTGCGTTCAAGTTGACGTAATGTACTACCAGATATCTGATTAAATAGCTTACCAGCCTGTGAAAGTATATCGTTTACTTCCTTTGTATCTTTTTTACTCATTGTAGCTTTAGTGAGATCACGAAGCATAGCATCCTGTGACCACACATTCTTGGATTTCTTAAACCCCTTGACATTAACACCATAGGATGCCTTCATCGATTCAAAAGACGATCCAGTATATGTCGTATGCCAAACAATTCCCATCTTCGCGGCTTTGACTTCTTTAGCGGCTTCTGTTCCTGCGGGGACTGCGTATACAATTGTGTTAGGATGGAAAGTAACATAACTTTCACCTTTTATCTTAGTGGTTGAGATATCTGATCGAGAGAATAAGAAGTCGCCCTGCACAACCCCTTTGATTCCAAGCTGTGGGAGATACTTGAGTGCATCCTTGAGCTTAGCATTAAGATCACCAGAAGTATCAGCATCGATATCAGCTGGAGATTTATAGACTTTAGGGTTCTTGTTGAATATGCCTTTTTTGGCAACGAAAAACTTGCCATCACTCGGGTCAGTACCAGCAAAAACAGCAGGAGCGCCATCCCATTTAACACTGATAGTTCCATCGTGATTTCCTTTCAACATGTCACGCAATGATCGTAATGCGTTGATGGCATCGCGAGTTCCTTTGACTCCCCCATAGATAACTTTATCTTCTATGTGGGTCATGTGAGTGTTTTTCTGTTCACTCAAGGTTTCTTTAAAACTTAACATGTTACTCCAACAGTGTTGCTACTAGGTGAACTCTATTCTCTTCTCCACCATTGAAGAAGTTATGATATACTGTATTGTCAGTGATATAGGCATTCCCATTTGCAGCCATATAATATGCTCTGTCTTCAATTATCATTCTACAACCTTTATTAGTATAGATTGGGATATGGATTCGACGTTCTGGATCCCTATGCCAACTTAAACATGATCTTGGGGGCTTCATAAGAAATCTCAATCGGCCAATGTCCCATTTGATACTCAATACTGCAAACACTTCTTCTGTATATGTTCCCTCAAATTCTGGACAGATTTCTGTATACACATCTTCCTTAACATATGGTAGACGCTCTTCTTCGTTGTCTTCATCTGTAGGGTAAGTCCAATACTTACCTCTAACATTGCCTCCTGTCACAGAAGCTGCATCATTAGGCTTCCTGTTAACACAGACAGCGTTGAAGTCAATCAATGTAGCATCATCTGTCACGTGCTCGTGTTTTTTTACAAAGTTTTTATAGTCTGCATACAACTTGTGTATATCAAACTCCATGTTATATTCTTCAATATGTTCATATATGCTTCTCATCAGAAAGTTATTACATCCCTCACACTTGCGACTTTATCTGTCACAACAATTCTACCTTTAGCATCGCCTCTGGATGGTGATTTACCATACACTGTGGGAATACCAGCTCTATCTTTTGTTGTCGGATCAAATGTTTGATCCTCTCTACGCGCTCTTAGTCTAAAATACAAATCATGCGTCTTAGCATATTTTTTAGCATCGGATATTGAACCATTCAACGTAAGGGTTTTCCCCGATAGTGTCGACGTAACATCCATTGGACCAATGTACATGTAATGAATAGGACCACCCATTGCAGCAGATCCAATCACCAGCAACAGTTTGTCCTTATCGTTCAGCTTAGCAAACAAGTCAGGGACTTTGTCCCCAGGTTCTAGTTTTTTCTTGTGATGTTTTAAAGCTGCTTGCATGAACTTACGTCCAATACCAGGAATCACTAATTCCATACCTGCAAGTCCACCACCAGCTAATGATGGAGCAGATGACCCTTTCATAGAAAGATTGAACTTCTTTCCTCTAGAGTTTGTTACTATAACATCTGTGT